AAGATAAACCTGTTTTAGGATTTATTTTTAGGATTATATATCTACCTACTAGAATTTGGGGGTTTATTTATGATACATTGTGGTCTAATCGATATCGTAAATGGTGCAAAGAAGTAGAAATTATAAAAAAGGAGCTGGAAAGTTATGAATGAAAACNTACAAAANATGTTTGTNGANGATGCACCTCAACAGGTGGANGAACTAGAAAATGTTAGAAGTCTTTCTAACTACGTAATTGATCTTCAAAAATTAGAAGGAGAAATAACGAAAGAAGAATCTCTTTTAAAACAAAAGAAAGAGAGAGCAGATAAAATTTCTGCAGAAGTTATTCCTGAAATTATGGAATCAATGAAACTAAAAACTCTTAAACTTCAAGATGGCTCTGCCATAGAAGTTAAAGAGATTTATAGCGCAACAATTCCTGTAGCAAACAGGGAAGGCGCTTACCAATGGCTTCGAGAAAACGACCTGGGTGATCTTATTAAGAATGAGATTACTGTTTCCTTTGGTCGTGGCGAAGACAACAAGGCAAGTGAATACACTAGCCTTGCAGAGAGTAAAGGATATCAGCCTTCACAAAAACTGAAAGTTGAGCCTATGACTCTTAAAGCACTGTACAGAGAGCGAGTTGAAGCAAGACAAGACTTGCCTTCTGAACATTTTAACCTGTTTAAGGGAAACAAAACAAAAATAACAAGGAGCAAATAACATGTCACAAGAGACAAGCAACAACGTTGCTACAAAAAAAGAAGGTAACTTACCAGCAAAGATTGATTTTATCAGTGATGCTGGAGCAGGACTTGAGAATATAGATAAAGACGATTTAGCTTTACCATTTCTTAAGTTGTTACAAACAGGTTCGGATGAAACTAAAAAGAAGCATGCGAACTATGTTGAAGGAGCAGAAGCTGGAATGTTTTATAATACAGTTACAAAAAAACTGTATAGTGGAGAAAAAGGTATTGAAGTAATACCTTGTTTCTACAAATTAACATTTCCAGAATGGGCACCTTTCGAAAGAAAGGAAGGTAGACCTGTAAGTCCTGATAGAGGTCCTGAAATTTTAGCTAAAACTAAAAAGGACACAGGAGGTAAAGATGTTTTAGATAATGGTAATCAAATTATCAAAACAGCTAATCACTTTGTAATCATCAGTGGAGACAAACCCGAGAAAGCTTTAATGGCTATGAAATCAACACAGCTTAAAGTAAGTAGAGGGTGGAACTCTGTGATGCAAGACCAATTTGAGTCTGATCCTAAAACAAACAAAAACGTTCCTGCACCTATGTTTTCTAGAGTTTATAAATTAAATTCTGTTGAAAACTCTGGTAGTTTTACTTGGCACGGATACAGAGTATCCCTGTTAAGAAAAGTGGATAATGCATCTGTCTATCAGATAGCTAGAGAATTCCATAACTCTTTAAAGAAAAGTAACGCTGCAGCAAACACAAAAGAAGAATCTAATTACTAGTTTTTTCTTAAGAAGAATAGGGCGGGGAAAGCGAGAGTGGAACCCGCCCGAAACCAGGGATCGTTATGGAAAAAGAGTTTATAGAATTATTTAAAGGATATGAAGGTGACTTCGGCATGGCCGACATGGCCAACACTGCACTCGATTCAGAAAAAAATAAAATTAAACCAAATTATGAATGGGCAGGACGTCCCGTCACCGATACAGATTATAGAAATCATTTATTAGGAAAAAAATCAATTGGCATTCAACCATGCCGAATAGACAGCACTGTCCAATTTGGGTGTATTGATATTGATCCACCAGATTATGGAACATTTAAAGTAGAAAATTATTTAACACTCTTCCAACAATATAAATTACCTTTAGTTCCTATACTTTCTAAAAGTGGTGGACTCCATTGTTATATATTTTTAACAGAGCCTATTCCAACTATTGATTTAATAGAAGGCTTAAAAGCTTTTCTATTACCACTGGGATTAAAACCTACTACCGAGGTTTTTCCTAAACAGAAAGAATTACAGAAGGATGATAAAGGAGACATTAAACCAGGAAACTTCATTAACCTTCCCTACTATAATAATGGGGGATCCAACCGATATGCGATAGATAAAAATAATTCTAAACTATCTTTAGAAAAATTTATAGAATTTGCTAATGCTTCTAAAATTAATAAGGAAACTTTAGATAAATTAGTAGAAGAAACTCACAGAAATATTTTACTAGGAACCAATCCAGAATTTGAAGATGGCCCACCTTGTTTAGCACTATGTTCTAAAGTTAAACTAGATGATGGCAGAGATCGATTTATGTATAACTACATGGTCTTTGCGAAAAAGAAATATAAAGACAAATGGCCTGACCAGGTATCACAAGCTAATTACAACTATTTAACAACTCCATGGGATAAAGCAAAACTAGACTCTAAAATAAAAGCCTGGAAAGGAGAAACAGCAGGTCATACTTGTTACGAAGATCCAATTAAAGATAAATGTATGCGAAGTCTTTGTTACAAAAGACCCTTCGGAATTAAATCAGATTCTAATTCTGTGTTTCCAGAGGTTCAAGATTTTGAAATGATTAGTTATTCTGAACCTGAATATAGATTTAATGTCATTATGCCCAATGATGATAAATATCAAGTCATTGTGTCCAATACCAAATTAATGACCACACAAAAAGAAGTGCTTAATTTAATATGGCAACAAACCGGAACAATGTTTGAACCTTTACAACCTAAACACTTTAGAGCTAAGTTAAATGAGTGGCGAAGAAATGGTCAAAAAATTAAACCACCTAAAGGAACTCAACTAGAAGACAGACTTGAAGAAGAACTATATCAGTATTGTATTAATGGTCCCCAAGCTCAAGAGAGAAATCAAATTCATAATGGATCTTGTTTCACAGAAGAGGGATTTCATTACTTTAGATTCAATTCATTCCTTGAACATCTAGGAAGTAGTTGGAAAATACCAGAAGAAAAAATTGCACAAAAATTAAAAGACAGATGTTTTGTAGAATTTGATCATTCATTAAATGTGGATGGAAAAACTCTTAAAGTTTGTAAAGTCAAACAACTACACGTTCATAAAATAGAATATAAACCAGTAGAAAGAAAAGGAACTAATTATTAATGCGCTATAAAGTAATAGGACCCCCAGGCACAGGAAAAACAAGAAGACTTTTAAATGAAGTACATAAATATGTTCAACAAGGTACTCCATTAGATCAGATAGGATATTTTGCATTCACTCGTAAAGCTGCAGGTGAAGCTAGAGATAGATTCCTGGCAAAGAACGAACATTTAACTAAAAAAGATATAAAATATTTTCAAACTCTTCACTCTTTGGCGTTTAATACTCTCGGATTAAAAGAAGAAAACGTTATGCAAGAAGGAAATTACAAAGCAATTGGCGAAACATGTGGCATTCAAATTAAATATGCAGCCTATGAAACTAATAGCTTTAATGGAATTTTTTCATCCAACAGCGAATACCTTAGTTTAATTAACTTAGCCAGGGTAAAACAAATTTCTGCAGAACAACAATTTGATTTAAATGAACACTTAACTTGGATCACTAGAGGAAAACTTACAGCCATCGAAAAAGAAATAAATAATTATAAACATACGCATGGTCTAATTGATTTTACCGACATGGTTCAAAAATTTTTAGACAAAGGAAAGTCACCTACATTTAAAGTTATATTTGTTGATGAAGCCCAGGATCTATCTTTAATTCAATGGTCGATGATTAAAAAAATTGAAGAAGAAACTAAGTGTGATGTATGGATAGCTGGCGATGATGATCAAGCTATTTTTGGATGGGCCGGTGCAGATGTTAATTCCTTTATTAAATGGCAAGCTAGAAACATTGCGTTAACAAAATCTGAAAGAGTACCTCGTTTAGTTCAAGATAAAGCCTTGAGAATTATTCAACGAATTTATATTAATAGAATACCCAAAGATTATTTACCGAAAGATGCTGAAGGAAATATTTATCAACGATATAAAATAAATGACATTGATATGACTAAAGGAGACTGGTTAATACTAACCAGAACCAAATCATTAT